TATTTTATAATTTATTTTTTATTTTATAATTTATTTTTTATTTTTGTTATACTTTTATCAAAAGTATATTTTGAATAAATATAAATTTAAAGACAACATATATATTAATATATCTTAAGATGGATAATAATATTTATGCTATTCATAGTATTTTACAAAAGATGCAGAGTGATAAAAGAGATAGATTTTTTTCATTATCTAATCTTATCATTGAATTACAAATTAAGCATGGTGTTGATATTTTAAATGTGAGTGAAGAGCAAATTGAAAAATTAAAAAAATATTCACAAATTGATAAAGATGATTATCGTGAATTGTCAGATGTTTATGAAACATATGCTTTATTTAATGAAATTAAAAATTCTACTGTGAAAGCATCATTTATTAAAAAAATGCGTCCCGCATTCGATGATGAATCATCCACTCCCGAATTTAAAGAAGAATTTAAAAAATTATTGAATGTTGTTGTTTTAGTTAATTTAATTCGAAAGAGATTGAGAGGAAAGACTGTTCAAGAATTAAATGATTATCAATTGGTTTCTAAAATGACCCAAATTAATACACAATTAATTGACTTTTTTGCTCTACAACAAATTACAAAATTTACAGATGATAACCAAATTCAAACATTTGTAAAAGAAGAATATATTACATATGATGATATTAATTTTGAAGAATTATATAAATTATATGATGAAAGATATCCAGCTATTCTCGAATTGTTTGATTTGTTTCAATAAATTAGGGAACCAAGGCCCCCAGACCCCTCCTTAAAAGAATTTTAGTTAAGGATCTAAATACACAATTGCCTTTCTTAAACGAATTTTATAAAATATATATTTAATCAAAATATATATTTTAATTTTTATTTTTTATAAACATAATAAGGTATCAAATAAATTGCCAAAATTAATCCAAATATATTATTATAACTTGGAATACTTTTAAAATACATTGCCAATAAACAAGATCCAATTACCATCAAAGAATCAGCTACAATTATTTTAGGTCCATTTTCTTTGGCATATTCTTTGTATATTTCTAAAATGAGATTGCCTCCTTTATGATTTTCTATAAATAATTTATATAATAACATATCATGAATAATTTGTACTATCAATGCGACAATAATAAATTTAATTGGTGAAAAAGTTAAACTAAAATATGTAAAAATAAATCTTGTTATTAATAATCCAATGATAATAATGAATACATCTAATAATACTGCGGTTATTCCTAATTTATCATACCAAACATTTATTTGATTACCGAAAAATGTTGTATTTTTTGATATGAGAATTACTATAAAATCAATCACAATAACTGCCAAAAAAATTGGCAATAAATCATAATTGTTTTTAAAATCTGATATATTTTGTAGCATTTATATTATATTTTATATATATTTTATTCAATTTGAAAAGAAAAAATATCTTTTAAATATTGAAATTGTAATAAATAATTTTATCTGTTTTTAATTTTATTGATATTTCTATAGAATAATTGTATTGTTCAATCATATGTAATATTTCTTTCATAGTATTTTGTGCATCTTTATTTTGTATAGACATTTGTAATTCTGGACACCAGTGATATCCTAGTGTGGAATTTTCATTAGTTGATTTAAAATTAAATGTTGCGGTTTGCAATATTTGTTGAATTGACATAGATTTGTATATATCTATTAAAATTGACTTATATTTGACTTTAGTTGAAATAACTTCTTCTCCATTTTTAACAACACAATTAAATATTTGGGAATTAGCCAATAAAATTTTATTAAATTGTTCTTTTGTAAGATAATATTCTTCATCATCATTTTCTTTCAGTGTCAGTATTAATTTACCATTTGTGAATTCTAGCATATATTTGTCAATATTTGGAATTTCCATTATTCAATAAATTAAATATTTTAAAACAAATTTATTTCAATTTTTTATTTCAATTTTTTTAAAAAAATTGAAATACTTTAATACATAATTTACAAGTTACAAATAATAAATAATAAATTAAAACATGGAACAAGAAGATATTTACGAAATGTATTTCGATGGATGTAGCAAAGGAAATCCTGGGTTATCAGGTGCTGGTGCTGTAATTTATAAAAATGGTGATGAAATATGGGCAAATTCATACTTTGTTAGCAATGATGCCACGAATAATGTTTCCGAATATTTCGGACTAATTAGAGGTCTTAAACGAGCGATTAAGATGAATATACAAAATATGACAGTCAGAGGTGACAGTTTATTAATTATTAAACAAATGACGGGAGAATATCAAGTAAAATCTGAAAGTATGATTGAACTATATGAAATAGCAAAAGAATTAGAAAAACAGTTTAATGATGTAAATTATGCTCACGTTTATAGAAAATATAATAAACGTGCTGACCAGTTGTCAAACGAAGGACTGCTAAAAACGAAGGACTTGTAAAAAAATGACAGATATTAAATATTATATTTTCTCTTTATATTGTTTTTTAATAATTAATTATTAAATAATAGATTCCAACATTTATCTCGCACTTTCATCAATCACTGAAGTTTTTTTATAAAATTTAATGGTTGATTTTCCTGATGGTATTTGGTCACCATCTTCATTCACTGTATAAACAGAAATTAATTTCCCAATAGGCATTGGGTTTGCCTGCTCTATATCTACCACATCATATAATTCATTTGTATCAGGTTTTAACATATATTGACTTCCATCTCGCAATGTCATTTTCTTAAAATCTATTTTTTTTCTTATTTGACCTAATGGAATATCGGTGTCCTGTTGTTGCTCATCATAGTCCGGAACATATGAAAATTCATCTATTTTAGCACTATTAAATGCTAAACATTTTAATCCTTCTTTTCCTTCATTTGCTTCACTGTAAGTAGCACAATCAATAGAAGTTTCCTTTACAGTTTTTAATATATTTTCCGATATTGCCTCTTTGATATTTGACGTTCGTAATAATTTCTCATCTGATGTTTCAGCATTAAATGGTTCAATCGGAGATTTATCAAGTCTTTTTATATCACTCGCATAATCACTTCGCAATTGTTCCTCTGAAAAAACAGAAATATAAACAAATACTTGAACTGTTTGCAACTCTATGGGCAATTTATTATGAGAACATATACGACGGGCACGACCAATTACCTGTTCAACACGAACAGGATGCCAATATGGTTCCATTATATGAACATAACGGGTTGCTTTCAAATTTATACCCTCAGCACCTGCAGATGTAATCATTAATAATTTTATAATTTCTCCCATCATATTATTTGAAGATTTTATTTGCAATTGCTCACGAATATTTTGCGGAATTTCATCCCAATCACCATTATATATTTTTCTTATCAATTCACGTTCATCTGAACTTTCTTCACCAGTATACATGGCATAGCATAATTCATCGCTTCCCAATGTTTGTAAAGTGTCGCGACTAACTTCCAAAGTTCCACTAGAATTTTTAGATAATCGGAAGCGCTTGAACCCATTAACATCTAATGCCATTGAAAAAATATCTAAACCTTCCATATTTCTAAATTGAGAATATAGCAAATGTAATCCCAAATGTTCATCACTTGTAATATTTTTTATAATTTCAACATATTTTGGACTATACTTCATCAATGGTGGCAATGAATCAGGATCATCAGGAAGACGATTCATTGATAAAAATTTAGTCACATTGTTTCTCAAACTTCTCATAAAATTTTCAATGTCAATTTTATAATTACTTGTTGTTGTGGCATCAATTTCTTTTTCAACATCAGGAAAATCAAGATCTTCAATAATTATATCATCTTCTGTTGCCATTGGCTCTTCTTCTCCATAATTTGGTTCTTCTCCATAATTTGGTTCTTCTCCATAATTTGGTTCTTCTTCATCGTCATCTGAATTTAATCCTCCGATCATCAACAATTTAAATAATCCTCCACCTTTTTTTGATTTATTTAATTGTTCTTGAAAAAAATTATAAAATGACAATGATTTATTTTTTTCTATTTCGCCACTATATTTTTTAAATTGTTTTACCATGCTATTTTGCTTGTCTTGTGATAATTTTTCAAATTTATATTTTTTTCCAAAATCAGTGCTTTCAAAATCATTTATACTTGTTAAAATTGTTTCTCGTTTTGATGAACTTAAATTTGGCATATTTTCATCCAACATTTCTTCTGTTTTTGATACCATTAAACTTTTTGCCATTGGAGTTATTTCTCTAACTTCATTTTCTTTCGCAAATTTTACCACTTTTTTCTTTTTTTCCGGTTTTATTATTTCTTCAAATTGTTTGGATTGTGGCAGTGATTGTGGCTCTTCAATTTTCATTTCTTCAACTTTTTCTTCTTCAATTAGTTTACCTTTGCGATAATCCATTGGATTTGGTCTGTCAGGCAAACTTAAATTACACGCCAAACGGGACATAATTCGATATGTAGATGATTGTTGCTTAAATAAATCGTTTGGATTATTTTCAGCAGTTTTTCTATCAGCATTGCGTTCTTGTTTACGATAATTTGAATACATATTAAACTGTATATCACTCATTTTAATACCAACAACTATTTTATCTATTTTTTTATCATATCTTGGAAGTAATTCTTCTTGTGCACTTCTAAAATAAGATGTTAATCCCATAATTCTTCTCTTCAACTTCATCTCATTTTTAATTTTTCCCGATTTATTAATATCTATAAAATTAAATAAAAAATCTTCCAATTTATCAGGCAATGCCAAATTATATTTTAATTCTTCTAATTTAGCTGAAATATCGTGATCTCGCAATAGTTTAATTATTTTTTGCTGAAATTCATCATCTGTTATCAATCTTCTTTCTTTTGTATAAGTACGCCCATCAAAATCTTTTTTCTTAACAGGTCTATTAGAAACACCATCATATATATATTTTCTGTTTTCATCACGACTTTCTTTAATAACACTTTCAAATCCGAATGGATTTCTAGTTACAATTAATCGTTGCGATGTAGGAGTATATTGTAAATAATCTAATATTTTATCTTTTGAAAAAACTATATTTTTTAATATATCTTCATTAATAATTGTACTTGATCCTTCTGATGGTCGCAAATTAAATGTCCAAGTTTTTATATATCCACGCAATATATTAAAAAGTATTCCAATTTCATTTGGATAATTAATTATAGGAGTTCCTGTCAATAAAACTATCTTGCAATTATTCGCCAACATTAACATGTGATATATTTGCAAAGACACTTCATTCGAGGTTTCTATACCACGATTTACACTTTCTTGTTGAAAAGTTTTTTTAGATTTTTTACTACTATCTTTTAAAATTGATATTTTATTAACAATGCGACTTATTAAATTGTGCGCCTCATCAATAATGATAACTGAATTATCAAATATGTTTATTGTGTAATTATCAGTCATAATACGAAATCGATCTCTTCTTAATCCATTATAATTAATAAATGAATATTTATTTTTAATCATTATGTCTAATTGAAGATTCAATGATTTTGATTCTTGAGGATTTAGTCGAGCAATATTTGAAGGCTTCGATATATCAGTTACCCAAGCACCTCGTTGCCTTATAATATCTTCAGGAGATAATGATAAAACCATCGATAAATTTTTTCTTAGTTCATCATTTTCTGCTTCAACAGATATCCATTCCCAATATTGATTTTTTTTAAAAATTGGATCACCACATTTTTTAATTTCTTCAATGTAATTTCGTTGTAATGATGCTGGGAGCATTACTATCACCTTTTTATCATCTTTCATTCCTTCAGCAATCGCAATTGAACTACAAGTTTTACCTGAACCCAAACCATGATATAATAATAATCCACGATATGGGCTTACTAAATTTAAATAATCCCTAACTAATTGCTGATGAAGCATCAATCCAACATTAGAAGTACTACTCATTAAATCGTCACACGTAATTTTTGATTTTCCTGATTCATTTTCAATTTGGTCCTTATATTTGCTAAACAATGTGTCATTGACAAAACGAATAAATGATAAACGATTATTCATTACATAATTTGGCATTTTCATTAAATCCTGAGGTGGAAATGGTATTCTATCAATTAATTTTACGTTACCAATTATCAAATCTTTATTAATCAAATTATAAACAGAATTAGTTGGAATGTTTTGAAAAACACTTGTTTTTTTAGGTTTATAACTAGATGGTTCGCCATCTAAAATAGTTTTTCGAGATTTTTTCAAACTTGGTTCCGCTTCTGATTTTGGTTCTTCGACTAATAATCGTTCTGTAATTAATTGTGGTTTCAATGTTTTTTTAATACCCGTGAGACGTCGTTCTTTTATTTTATTCGCAATATCAATTGCTCGATCACCTTCATCCACTAATTCTCTTAATATTTTAGCTGTTTTTTTACCTTCTTCTATAGTTTTAATACCTTCTTCAACCTCAACCACATGTTTTGGAATAATTATTTTAATTCCATTTTCATTTTCATTTGTTACTAATGGTTTAATTTTTAAACTATCTAAAAAACTAGTGGAACTCATTATATATATTTTTATATATTTTTTTATAATTTTTACACAATTTTATAATTGTATAAAAATAAT